TTTTTTTTTTAATAAAATTAAAAATTTTATTATTTTTTTTTTTTTTTAAAGATTTTACATTTTTAATTCTTTTTTTAATTTTTTTTTTTTTTTTTCTTTTTAATTTTGACATTTCATTTAATATATCTAATTTTGAGGATTTTGTAGAATTAAAAATTTCCACACCATCAAAATTCCATTCATCATTATTTACATTTAAATTAGATATATTTTCATCAGGTATAATTTCATTTTTAATTTCATTATTTTCTTCATTATTATTTATTTGTTGTTCTTTAATTTCATTTTCAATTTGTCCATCAAGTATATCATAATAATTAAATAATATTTGATATATTTTACTATAATATTCTGTTTCTTCTTCATAATTTTCTGTTTGAATTAAGCTTTCTTCAATTGTTGATATTTCTTCAATAATTTTTGCTCTCATATTAATATAATCACAATTATTAATAAATTCTTCTTTTCTATTATCTAAATCTTCTAATTCTTTTTTAATTTTTTCTAATCTTAATCTTTGTTTTGGCATTTCTTCTCTTTTTTTATTAAGATTTTCAATTACTTTTTTATGGGAACTGTCTAGAGTATCAACATTTGACAAATATTTAATTTTGTCAGGCTTAAATTTAAACTGACTATTCATATATATAGGATTAAATATAAAGAACTTTTAAATAAAAAAAATTTTTATATAGAATTATTATTAATTTCATATAAATAATAAATTTTTTGTTTTTTTTTTTTCTAAAACTATAATATATAATAACACTTATGGGTGGTGGTTTAATGCAATTGGTTGCCTATGGCGCACAAGATGTTTATCTTACTGGTAATCCTCAAATTACTTTCTTCAAAGTTGTTTATAGAAGATATACTAACTTTGCAATTGAAACTACTGTTGTTAACTTTAATGGTACTGCAGATTTTGGTAAAAGAGTACAAGCTCTTATCACAAGAAATGGTGATCTTGTAACAAGAATGTATTTAAGAATTGAACTTGGACAAGTTACTATGAATAATTATCCTCAAGATGAACTTTCAAGAAATCAATATTTATTTGCATGGGTTCAACAAATTGGTAATTTTATCATTAATAATATTCAATTTGAAATTGGAGGATCACAAATTGATAAACATTGGGGTCATTGGATGAGTACATGGCATGATCTTACTAAAGATATTAATACTGAAACTGCTTATAAAGAATTAGTTGGTGATGTTCCTGAATTAACTGCTTTAAGATCTCCTAATTCTCAAGGTAATTTCACACAAAATTATGTATTATATGTTCCTCTTATTTTCTGGTGCAATACAAATTCTGGTTTAGCACTTCCATTAATTGCTCTTCAATATCATGAAGTTAGACTTAATATTGAATTTAATCAATTTGCAGATTTAATTTGTTACAGTAATAATTTAACTCTTAATAGAATTGGTAATGGTATTGGTATTATGAATAATGCATCTCTTTTAGTTGATTATGTTTATATTGATACTGAAGAAAGACGAAGATTTGCTCAAGTTGGTCATGAATACTTGATAAATCAACTTCAATTTACTGGTGTTGAAGCAGTAAATAATAATCCTCTCAGAGTTAAACTTGGATTTAATCATCCTACCAAAGAATTTATTTGGAGAATATGTTCTGGTGATTATATTAGTGGTGCATCACCATTCCTTTGTTATTCACACACTGATGATTGGACAGATGCATTAAATTATGCTGCTCAAAATCTAATTACTGGTTCAGTAACTATTGGTGAATCAGAACCAGGTCCAACACCTGCAAAAGCAGAAATTGTTAATATTAGTTCAGCAGCATACGATCAATGGAATACAGTTAATCCTGTATCTACAAATACAAGAAATGCTTCACAATTTAGTGTATTCACTTACCAAGCAGGTCAAGGTGTTGATGATTCTCAACCTCCTTCATTCTATGCAAAATTATTATTTGCAAGTACTGTAGATAATCTAGGTGCAGATACATCTAATGTTAACTTTTTATTTAGAAGAGATGTATTTTTAAATCCTCAACAATTATCTTATAATCTTGGAAGTTATATTACTAAATTTGCTATTATTATATATTATACAGTTGTTAATACTGATGGTACAGGAAAAGTTGGAACTTTAACTTATCAAGTTAAACCTTGGGAACAAAATATTCAAGTCAGAGATATCTCTGTTCCTGTTGCAAATTGGGTTGATAATAGATTTAGCAAAAATCAATCAGGTTTTGCAGATATGGATATTTGGGCTATTTTACCAACTGTTTCAGGTTTATTAATTAATAATATGTATAATCCTGTTGAATATGGTGTTATACAACTTAATGGACATGATAGATTTGATACAAGAGAAGGTGCTTATTTCCATTTAATACAAACTTATGATTACCATAGTTCTACTCCTCAACCAGGTGTTAATGTATATTCTTTTGCTTTACATCCAGAACAACATCAACCATCAGGCACATGCAATCTTTCTCGTATTGATAACACAACAATTGTACTTAAATTATATACTGATATTCCATTCCCTGATCCTTCAAGAAATCCTCCACCACTTTCAATTGTTGGTCCTTCATCTGAATTCTTTATTTATGATACCAATTATAATGTACTAAGAATTATGTCTGGTATGGGAGGGTTAGCTTATAGTAATTAAGTTAATATTGTTATATTTTATATAATAACAAAAATTAACTTAACTTTATTAAAAAATTTTTTTAATAAATTAAATATATAAATATATTGATAAATTCCTATATTTTTTTTAAGATATTATAAATCTCTTCTGTTTTTTAAAAAATAATATTTTATAATACTATTTTTTTATTATTATATTCTTTAATTCTTTTTCTATATCTTTATAATCATATATTATTTCACATATTGATGAATTATTTTTTATTTAATCCTTTACTATTATTATTTAAATTATTTAATGATAATTCATCAATTGAAATAATTTTATTTAAATCAAATTTATATCTTTTAATTATAATTAATTTATTTAAATATTAAATATTTTTTTAGAGTGTAAATTTTATAAAATTATAGGTATATTAATTGAAAAAATATAACTTTATATAAATAATATTTTTTGTATATTAAAAATATTATTTTTAAATTAAAATATAAATATATACAAATAATTATAAAAAATAAATTATTTTATTATCTATATAATGAATTTACAATAATTAATAAAAGTGCCTGAATATATTCATTTTATACATAATATACAAAAATTATATAAAATTCAATTATGAAAATATTTTATTTCATGACTTTAAAAATATTGTCAACCATATTACGATTATGTTCAAATGTTACATTTTCAAGATATGCTTTATAAATTTGTCTAATTAACGTATTGCTTTTTAAGTTAAAATCACCCAAAACATAGTCTGATGTAATTGCATATTCTTCAACTATTTTAATAGAATCATGTGCAGAACTTTTGTCCAAATGAAAATTGGATACAGTAATAAATTTTGAATCAGAATTAAAATTAGTTATTTGCAAAGTAATTTGTTGTCCAATTAATTTTTCTCGTGATTCATTATTATTATTAAGCCAATAATCTTTAATTGGTTTAACATCACAAATATTAATATTTGTAGACATTTTTACTAAAATAGCAACACCTCCTGTATTTTCATTTGATTCTGAAAATCCTATTTTACAATGATTTTTTAGCAATTCTAATGCTTTACGATCAATTTCCTGAACAAAAATAATTGGTATTGTTTCTAATTGTTCTAGCAAATATTGACAAACATATTCACGTCTTAAATCGTCTTCAGGAAAAGAATCACCTGTAAACATAAAATGCCATCTTGAATCTGGGTTATTATTGTCATTACAAAATCCATCTAAACCTCTATGAGCCATTTGTGTCAAACAACAATTAAATGAAGCAATATTTATTTTAATTCCTAAAGATTTATCTTCAATAATAGAATTAATCATTTGGTGATCTGATAAAGTTGCTCTTGGATCAGATGGATCTAAATATTTGTTAATAATGGTACCAGGAATTACTGATTCTACATATTTATGCAGTAAATCACGTTTTTTTAAGTAAGTGCGTCCATTTTTATAAAATCTTTGATAAATTGTATTAATTTTTTTTCCATTAATGTATTTAATATGCATAATTTCATTCTCTGGATCATGAATTAATTTGTTACAATTTATCCCATATTTATATACATTCATATTGTTAAAAGAATTAGAATACATGATGAAAGGTTTATAAACTGTAATCTTGACTACAACAATATATGATTGTGCATACCAAATTGTTATATTTTCAATTTTTTAATATAATAATAAAATATTTTATATTATCATTTAATATAAATGATAAATTTAGATAAATATGAAAATTCAAAATATAAAATAAAATACCTAAAATATAAAAATAAATATTTAATTGAAAAAAATGAATTTGTTGAAGATAGTAAATTAAATATAAAAAATAAATCTAATGATAATAATGAATTTAATATTCCAATAAATCATAATTTACAAATGTTTAAAAATCTTAATAAAAAAACAGAAAATGATGAATTTGCTTCAAATATTATGAATAGAGTTTATTCAAGTAAAACAAATAAAATTATTAAATCATTATCAAATAGTAATGAAAATAAAATCAAATCAAAAAAATCATCAAAAAAAACTTCAAAAAAAACTTCAAAAAAATCATCAAAAAAATCATCAAAAAAAAATAATTAGTAATATAAATTGGAATGTAATTAAAAAAAATAAAGTTAAAAAAATAATATTTAATAAAAATAAAATATTAATAAAGTTTGATAATTTATCTTCATTAAATATTGGATTTACAAAAATATCTAATGAATCAACATGGTTTGAAAAATTTATTAAAGCTAATATAATAAATGAAGAACCATTATATAATCCTGATAATGATTCCAATAATAAAGTTAGCAAATTATTTAAATTTAGCAATAAAAATAAATTTATTGAATATGAAAATTTAGTAGGTAAAAAAATTAAATCAATTAAATGGGTTGGTGATTGTTGGACTTATCAAATAAACAAACTCATGATATAAATCATGTTTATAAAATAACTTGTGTAGATTCATATTATTATTTGTTTTTATTAAGATGTTTATATGATGGAAATAATAATATTAAAGTTGGAATAACTATTGATTATAAATAATTTATATTATTTTTTTCTTTTTTATTATCTCAAATTATTTTATATTGCTAATATGATTAATTTGAGAAAATAATAAATTATATTTTTTTTCAACAATTAGAATAATATTAATTTTATGTTTTATTTCTATATTTTTAAATATTTTGATTTGTAAATACATTCTAAATCAATATTACTATAAATTTTATTGAATATATTTTTATAGGTTTAATATCTAATAAATAATTTTGTCTTGGTAAATTATTAAAGTATTTGATATATTATTTTTATATATAATTATTAAAGTCTATTTAATTGTGACTAAAGTGAATTAATTCTTTCTATTACATTTGATTAAATAAATCTATATGAATAATATTTTTTTTTAATGTAATGATTTTGTGTTAAATATAAATTTATTATACTACTTGATATTATAATAAAACTAATTAATATACATTTTTTTAAGAAATAAAATAAATTATTATTAAAAGTTATTTTATTCATATTTACAATAATTATTATTTAATAAAATTTATTTAATAAATAAATGAATTTTTAAATTTAAAATAATATTGATATTCATTTAAAATAAATAAAATTGATTAAGTAATAATATTTTATTAATAAAATTATATTAAATTTACAATACCAGTAACTAAATTTGTATGCTGATCTCTAATAATTTTATAATTATTTAATTCAATAATTTTATCATTTGAATTACATTTAAATTTTTCAATATCTTCAATAACTTTAGATGATCCAAAAAAATCATGTGATAAAATTATATTATTTGAATCAAATGATTTAATTTGATGTCCTAAACTTACACATTTAAAATTTTCAATTTCTACCCAAAAACCATTATCTAGTATAATATTATACATATAATCAATATTATGTATTGTTGGAGTAACAATATCAATTGGGAATACCCATTTATTTAAATTATTATCAAAAATTGGATGATATTCTGAAATAATAAGATCATTGATTTGACACATATAATGTTTATGAGATAAAACTTTAATTTTAACAATATATTTTATTGTAGAACTTGAAATTTTATTATTATTTTCTTGATAAATAATTTCATTTCCAGATAATTCACATAATTTAATAAAATTTTCATTTTGTAATTTTATTTTACAATTTGGACCAAAACATCCTCCACTTATATTTATATAGTTGGACATTGTATTTCGATTAATATATGAATTAGTTATATTTAGAGATGGTTTGGGTGGTTGTATTGAAGAAAAAACAATATAAATTTCATTTTGTAATTTTTTAGAAAATTCAGTTCCATAAAGTTGAACTCCTTGATCTTTAAAATTATGACACATTCTTGTTAAATGTGCAGAAGCCAATGATAATAAATAATGAAAACCCCATTTATTAAACCATATATCATTATTTATAGCTTTAGTAATTTGTTCTTGTGAATCATCATCAGATACAAAATCTTTTATCATATTTGTTAAAAGATCTGAATTTGAATTTTGTGTTAAACTAATAATCCATAATTTAAATTTATTAACATTAAATTTAAATTCATCAGAGATTTTTTTAAATTTTCCAGAAGTAATTGATGATTTTAAAAGTTGATAACAATGATATCTAACAATTTCATATTTTTGAATATTATTTAAATTTTCAAAATTAATAATAGGTAATAAATTATCTTTTTTTATATTAATATCATTAATTATACAAGTATTGAAATTTGGAGTTAATATATTTGCTAAATAATTACAAAATACTGTACCAACCATTGAAGCATCTGGAATAAAATTAAATCCTGAATTAGTATATTCTGCAATATCAAAAAGACTTTTGCTATTAATATCACATGAAAATCCAAAAGTTGTTAATTTAATAGATTTTAATTCACTATTATTTTCTATTTGTAAAAATCTTTTTAATTCATCTAATGGATTATCTGATGATTGTCCATCAGTTAATAATATAATATGTGTATTTATATTAAATGAATTACGGGCAGAATTATATGCTAATTTTAATCCATTCAAAATATATGTTCCACCACTTGGAGTTAAATTATTAACAGATAATTTTGCTATTGATTTATTTTCATTATTAATTTCTTCATTAAAAATATAATTTGCAGTTGAATTAAATTGAATAATAACAAGTTCATCACCAACATTTAAGTATTCAATACATGTATTTATTGAATGTTGAACTAAATTTAATCTTGTAAATCCATCATTTTCTGTACCAATAGAACAAGAATAACTCATTGAAGCAGAAGTATCTAAAACAAAAATAAATGTAGTTGCTACTCTATGTTCAACATAATTAATTGGTTTTATAAAACTCATTTTATATAATTTATTATCAAAATCTGATTTTACAATTAAATCTTCATGTAATAATTCAGGAACAATTAATTGTGGATTTTTGATAGAATTAGAATTAGAATTAGAATTAGAATTAGAATTAGAATTAGAATTATTACCATATTGATTAATTTTAAAATTATCAATAAGTGATTTTAAAGCTAAATTTGGTTTTAAATCATTTATTGTTAATCTTTGTCTAGATATTGGAGATATTTGATTAATATTTAATGCTCTTATAATATTTACTCTATCATATGATATACCCTGATTATCAGTTACAGGATCATTCATTATTTCCAAACTAATTGGACATAGATATTCGTTAGGTATTATTATTTGTGACATATTACTTGAAATTTATATTATATGATTTTTTTTTTATGATACTATCAAATTGAAATAATATCAATTTTTTTTCAATAAATAGGCATTAAGAAAAAGTATTATACTAAATATAAATAGTAGGCATATATACATATTATTTATATTAAATATAAAAGCATAATACAAAACAATATATTTATTATTAAAAT